TACTGAAGGGGCAGATGATTTAGCACCTAAGTATCTGTCGTCAAAGTCATCATAAGAATTAGCGGCATTAGTAGCACTGGTAGCCGCAGCTGTTGCTGAGTTAGCTGAGTTTGTAGCTGATGTTGCTGCATTAGTAGCTGAAGTAGCCGCTTGAGTAGCACTAGCCGCCGCCGCTGTATTAGAACCTGCGATACTATCAACATAAGTTTTTGTAGCCGCATCGGTATTAGCAGTAGGAGTACCTAATCCAGTAATCTTATTGCCACCCATAGCTATAGCAGATGCCATAGTACCACCTGATTTTAGTAAGGCAGTTGTGTCAACGTAGTTCTTAGTAGCACCATCTTGATTAGCAGTAGGATCACCTAGTCCAGTTATCTTACTTGTACCCATAGCTATAGCACCAGACATAGTGCCACCTGATAAGTTTAACTTAGTAGCATCTTGTGCATCTACATAACCTTTACGAGATAGCTCATCATTTGTTGCAGGGTTAGCTGTAGATGTTACAGCGTTAGTACCCATTACAATGTCACCTGTTAGTGTTCCACCTGCAAGGGGTAACTTAGTAGCTATAGAATTAGTAATAGTAGTTGAGAAGTTTGCATCGTCATTGATTGCCGCAGCTAACTCATTAAGAGTGTTTAGTGCATCAGGAGATGAGTCAACTAAAGCAGATACCTCAGTGTCTACATATCCCTTAGTAGCGGCATCTGTTGAAGCACTTGGAGCACCTAATCCTGTTACTTTACTACCGCCCATAGCAATAGCACCTGACATAGTTCCACCAGACAGGTTAAGCTTTAGTGCATCTGCAGTATCTACATAGTTCTTTGTAGCCGCATCTTGGGCACTGGTTGGATCAGTAACATTAGCAATAGTTGTACCTGTAACATCTAGTGTACCGTTTACAGTTACATTGTTAAATGTAGATAAACCTGACCCTGCAGTTACATTACCCGTCACATTGCCTGTAAGATTACCAGTAACGTTACCTGTGATATTACCTGTTACGTTACCTGTAAGTGGGCCTACAAGACTTGAACCTGTAATTGTTGTACCTGTGATTGCGGCTGTAGAAGAAGCACCAATAATAGTACCATCAATATTACCACCGTTTATATCTACAGTAGCTAACGTAGCCTGACCAGATGTAGAGACTGTAGTAAAGCTACCAGCAACGGCTGTTGATGCACCTATAACTGTATTGTCTATATTACCTGAATTAATGTCTACAGTAGTTAATGTTGATGTTCCTGTAGCTGTTAGGTCTGTCACAGTAGCAGGTGAAGCTGATGAAGCACCAATAGTTGTACCATCAATAGCACCTGCATTAATATCTACAGTAGCCAGAGTAGCAGTTCCTGTAGCACTTAGTGTAGTAAATGAACCAGCACCTGCTGTTGTACCACCTATGGTTACGTTATCTATAGCACCAGAGTTGATGTCTACAGAAGTAATAACACCTGTAGTAATATTAGCTGTGCTTAGAGTAGTTGTTCCAGTAACACCTAACGTACTTCCTATAGTAAATGTACCTGCAACTGCACCATTAATATCTACATCTAGTGTATCTATGTGTGCTGTACCATCTAAGTATAAATCTTTAAACTCTAAACCTGATGTACCTAAGTCTATATCATTAGTTATTACAGGTATGATAGCACCATCAGAGAAGCGTATTTGTTCTACTGCGGCTGAAGATACCTCTACAAAGACACCTACTTGATTAGTAGCAGTGTTTATAACAACTTTGTTTAGTGCATCAACATCACCGATAAGCGGAATGTATCCACCTTCTCCTGTTGAGCCATCGTGTTTGTGTCCACTAGACACTGCAAATGCATCACGGAGTTTGTTGTACTCGGCGTTAATAGGTGCTGCACGAAGTGTAGCTGTTGGTATTATGTCCGCTGAGGACTGTCTTACATAACCTGCCAAAGTATTATCTCCTGTCGGCTGTCTCATACGTCAAGGCTACTGCCTGTATAGTATGACTTGCATTTGTATTATTCGTAACGTAGCTTATTGAAACAGAGTTACCTGATCCCGATATATTTGTAAGTGTTTTAGGTGACGGATTACCATCGTATATACCACCTGCCCCATATATAGCTGTACCATAAACGGAAGCAGCTCCTTCTGTAGTAAAGTCATAGTTAGTAGGGTTACTTGTACCTGTGTCATCGTAGTCATAAGAGACACCAACAAAAACTTCTGTATCACCTTCTGATTTTAAGTACGTGTTTACTTTATGTATTACCTTACGTATTTCTGGGTCTTCCATATAATAGTAAGGCGTTTGATACAAACTAAAAATAGAGTTACCGCCAAAGCTGTTGCCTCTTTCTTGACGATGTACTTTACCAGAGCCATCTCCATGTACTACATGTTCAAACTGTCCAATGTACCCACTAGCTACACAGTTTGCTTCCATACCAGTAAGCTGACTATACTCAAATATACTTTGTTTATTCTGGCTTTTACGTATCCCACCTATCAAAGATAAAGAAGCATCATTCTTAAAAAAGAACCTAAACTGTGATTTCTTTCTAAGTACTACAATAGCCACATCTTCTATTTGTTCTGATAAGTAGTAGTTATCAAATATAGACTGTATCTCTTTAGAAACTGTAGCAAGTTCAACATCACCAATTTTATCAGTACCAGAAATGGGACGTATACCATCTGGCCCTAAGAATAATAAGTCACCACCAAACTCTACCACAGAATCGGGGGCGAGGCAACCCATATTTGAGGTAACGTTTTCCAATGTAAAGTTAGCTACATTATTACCTATTAATCTTTTTATATTATTAGCACCAAAGATATATAATTGATTACGGAACTTTTTAATGGCAGTTATAGTAAAACCTACATTAATAACTCCAGCACCGCTACCTGCATCAAAATCATAGGCATTGACAGGAGCACTAAAATGTAAGTTATATGGTTCAGAAGAATCGCCACATAAAAATACATGGGAACTAAACTCTTCTGAATACTTAGGGTTGTTAGGAGCATTCGTATGTGTAATCTGTGTGTAAGTAGTACCATCATACGTTGCCGCTGGATTAACACCATCCGTAAGTAGTATAACTTCTCCTGACCAGTTAAAACTAGTAAAACGAATCCTACTAACATTAGTCATGTCAGGATTACCAGCTTCTGGTATAGCTACCCAAGAACTATTAGAGTTCTGCCATCTATATAGATAGTCATGACCAGATGTAGGTTTTCTACAGGCAAATATACCATCATGTAAATTACCATTGACTGTAAGGCCAAGTATAGCACCTGTACCGGGAACAGTACCGTAGTCATTAGCATAACCACTAATACGACGATACCCACCCGAAAGGGCAGGTTCATAGTTAATCATTCTTATAGCACTACCCGATAGGTTAGTGGCTTGGGTTAGCGGGTCTATATTAGTGACCAACCCCCCAGCACAAACTGATAAGTATGTACTTAGTCTATCTGCCATTTAAATAATATTCTTATATAAAGAGTTACCTGATCTATGTATTACAGTTGAACGTAAATAGTCTTTGCTATCTACTAGTAATCTACGCATAGATTTAATGCCTGTTCTAAACTTAGCATCGTGTAACTGTGCTGATTGCTCATTAGACCTAAAGTGCATTAGGTACATCATAGCACCGTCAAGTACTACATGTTTAAATCTATCGGGAATAATACACACATCAGTACTTAGCACTAGATCAGCAGGTACTTTCCAGTATCTGTATTCTATAATGTAAGTATTATCTGGTACAGGTGAAACACCAAACTTATCTTCTTGTGTTTTATATACTACATCAGGTTTTTGATAACCATCTGTTCCAGCTACATCATCAAGACTTCTTCTATCACTTATGTATGATTCATACGAAATGCTAGGCAGTTGTGTTGGATGTGCATATTGTGCATTAGTTAAATAAAATGTTTCCCAATCTGCTTTAGAGTAGTCAGAAGGGAAGTCGTAGGTCTTTGTACCTACTGCAAGTGTTTGTTCGTAAGTTACTAATGTGAAAGGCCACTCTTGTGCCTCTTGTAGTATCTCACGTACTGAAGAATTAATAGAGTCTTTAGCTAGTGACTGTACATTTTTAGTTGTGGCAAAATCAGCCTCACCAATCTCAACCTCGTTAAGACGACGAAGTAACTCATTCACTAGATTTATATACGAAGCCATATTAATTCCTACTGTTACAGATATAAGTGGGCTAGTTTCCCAGCCCACCTACAGTATTTTATATTATGCTAAGTTGTATTTAGCAGTGACTAATGCTTCTGGACGAAGAATCTTGCGTCCATATAGATGCATGCCACGAACAATATCAGCAAATGAGTCTGGATCACGGTATGATTCAGTTTTGTTGATTTGTTCCGCAGTTGCAACCGCAGAGTCATGACCAGCACAGATAACACCGTAGTTAATGTTCTGGTTAGCCGCACCTGTTGTAGATGCACCAGTACCTACTGATGGTAAGTTGTTTGAAACGTATACACGGAAACCGTGGAAGTTGTTCAAGACTAGGCCATTCTTTAGGCCATCACCACCGAAGTCAGCATTTAATAGACGTGAATCTTCATCACGAAGCACTTCCATCATCACTGGGTCAATTACGATCCAACGACCTTGAGTGTCTACGTTTTGAACGTCTAACAAACGGCTCATACGTGCCACCAACATAGCTGGTGAAACAGTAGCTGTAGGTAACGCAGTAGCTCCCGGCAGACGTGCCGCAACTGGGATCGAGTGATCACCTGCTGTAGATGTAGTAATGTTACCAAATGAACCTTTGATAAGCTTGTTCGCTGCAAGTAGTTCGTCTGAACCAGCTGCTGAGTTAGCTTTAGTACCATTTACTGTAGTGTTTACTACACCAGCGTTTGCATGTAATGCAGACTGTTTGTAACCAGATAAGTAACCAAGAACATCTTGGTCATACTGATCAGCCAAACGATATGCCGCACGATCCGAAGCCAAGCTTTGGAAGTTTACATGTGAGTGCGCTTCTTCGATGTCATCAACTTTAAATGCAAAGTAGTTTGCTTTGTCGATTGTTAGTGAAAAATCGTTATCTGAAAGGTCCTGTGTCGAGATAGTAGTACCACGTAGATACGCAGTTACTGAAATCTCAGGTTCTTTTATGATTTTTACTGAGTCGCCCATTTGAGCGATTTCTCCGAAATAGTCAGAGTTAGTGATAGCTTCACAGATAGCAGATTTGCGAAATGCAAGTTGCACCTGTTTGCTGTAAATAACGGGCGAGAAGTTACCGTTCGGTAAGTTTGTGTAGCCCGAAGCCTTTCCAAATGCCATTTTAATTCTCCTTTAGCACTAGATTACAGATGCAAACGACTATTCACTTATATAGAGGCTAAGTACTTGTAGGGTGCGTTACTATGAAAGTTGGCCTACCTTCAGTATAACGGGCCATAAGATATTAGGTTGTCAAGAAGTATATTGTTGTTTGCGTGGGTTTAGTCGTAGTGTGAGTAACCTGTGTCTTAGGGGTCACACTACTACATTGTACATATAGTTATATCATAAATATATTATATGTCAATAGCTTTATCGAGCATTGCCCGACATATCGTAAATAAACTTACCAGTACGAATGGATTCCATAATAGCATCGGAAGCTTTTTCATACTGTTGTGGTGTCATCTTATTCACTTGAGATTCTTTATATACATTCTTAGAATCTTCTGAATCAGGTGCACTATTGTTACTACGACTGTTTACTGAACGTGCGGCATCTTTATTGTTGCTCGCAGGTTTTGTTTTCTTAATACCCATATCAGCTTTGTACAAATCAATTGCACGTGATGCTGATCGTGAGTCATCGGCATTCTCATATAATGCGTCTTGTACCCACTTAGGTTGTTCATCTACCCAATCATGAAATGCATCATCATCTCTGATTTCACCGAAGTCAGGGTGTGCAGTCATCAACTCTACTTCAGCTTTCTTGCGTGTTGCATCAGCTTTCATTTCATCAATTTCTTTTACACGTTCTTCTAATCCAGCGGCTTGTTCTCTTGCTTTCTTAATTGCAATAGTTTCTACTATAGCCGCTACATCTGGGTATTGTTCTGCCCAAGCTTCAATGTCTCCATCAGACTTAGGTAGTTTAATTTCTTGTTTAGTTGAGTCTTCAAGTTGACGTTGTAAAGTTTTAAACTTGTCATCCCAATCTTTTTCTTTGTCTTGCATATGCCGTCTAAGATCACCGTAGCGTTTCTTAAAACTTTTTTCTTCTGCATTGGCTGGTTCAGCTTCTACTGTTTCTTCTGTAGTTTCTGCTACTTCACCTTTTTGTTCAGCCATAAGTTGTTCGAGTTCTTCCTCTTCCATCTTACGCTTATCTTCATTAGAGTATTTACGATTTGCAAATGCTACTTTAGTTTCTGGCTTTACTTCTTCTGCCATTATTTTATCATTCATGTTTCAGTCTTTCATACTGGGGCCGCCGTAGCCTAGTGTTGGTAGGGGGATGGGTAGCCAGTTCAAATTTAGCAGGGGTTAAATAATTGGTGCTGCTAATCCACGTCTTACAGGTGCAGTAGGTTCAATAACATCAGGTGTACCTAAGTCAAATAGTTCTGTTCCTAACACACTTATTAAAAGTTCTCCTACAGAGCTTCTTAATAATTCAACTAATTGTTGTCGTTCTTCATCTTGTAGTGTATCAAACCTACCAGATACTTCATTTTTATATTCTTCAAAATCCATTAAAATCCACCGCCTTTATATGTGTCTTTAGTCACCTTACCATCTGAACCAGCGTTTCTTGAAATTGCCGATTTTGTATAACTAGACGCAGCTGCTTGTGCTTGTTTATTTCTTCTATCTCTACTACTACTGCTACTTGACTGTGCCGCAGCTTGTGCCGCAGCTTGTTGTTGAGCATACGCTTCATTAGCTCTTCTAATAGACTCTGCTCTAATCCTAGCATCTTCAGCTTTTTTATCAGCAACAGCCTGTTTAGTTTTAGCTATTCTGTCATCTGCTTGCTTTTGTTTAACTTGTTCAGCTTTTATTTCTTTCTTCTCAGCCGCTGTTGGGAATCTACGAGCAAGTGCATTGGTATTAGGTATTTTGTACCACACAGCACCTTTCATATTAGGATCACCACCACTCGCATCTGTACCTATCTTAGCTTTAGCAGTTGCTGATAGTTCACCTTTCCTAGCGGCAGTAACTGTAGAAGCCCTATCTGTACTAGCGATACTAATTTTATTTTTATCATAATCACCTACATCACGTTGCTTATAGCTAAATCCATTCTTAATGAGTTCACCCAGTGTAGGTTTGTGGTATGGACCTTGCTCGTCTACATATACAATTCTACGATTATCTGCTCTAATAGCAAAACCTTGATCATCAGCAAGTATGCCTGTTGAACTACCATCTGAAACAGCACCAACTGCATAGCCGTTAACTGTAGTACCGCCTGTAACTTTAAATCTTTCACTTAACTCGTATGCCTGACCTAAATTTGCATCAGCCAAGTTTTCCCATGCCGTTGCTTGATTAGACTGACCAGTTTTGTATTTTACTTTAGGTTTAATTACTTTAGCACCCAATCCAGTTTTTTCTTCTGTAACTGGTTGTGTTTTTGTAATATCTAACTTAGCAGTCTCTGCAATATCTAAAGGTACTTCTGGAGTGACACCAAAACCACCTTGTACTTTTTGTGTAGCATCAGGTGTGTATGCATCTGCTTGTCTTCGTGCAACTTCAGATGCTCCATCACCACGACCACTACCAATTGGTTTAGATGGTGTTATACCAGAAACACTAGGTTGCGTATATGCAGGAAATGCACTATCAGTTTGTTCTGCTACAGTTGCGGGAGTGGCAGATGATGGTATACCTAAACCCAAAGCAGGGTCGCCCGCATTTTTATATTCTGGAAAACTCCCTACGGCACGATATATACCAGACTCATCTGGCGTAAAAGAAAACTTTTGATAGTCATCAGTTTTTCCAACTGTAGGGTCTGGTAATGTATTAAGTGCAGTATTTCTTTGATTTACTACAGGTTGCATAAAGGGTAGTACACCAGAAGGTGTTGTATAGTCTATCGGAGGAGCACTAACTAAAGGATCAGCACGTTCTACAGATGGAGTTACATATGGTTGTATCATTGGATCGGCACTAGTTCCTGTAGGAGAAAACCCCATAGAAGAAGGTGGTGTATATGTAGAAGTATCTACAGGCGTAGTAGCTGTTTCACTTGGATCACCGCTTGCATTTGTAAATACTCCAGTAGTACCTGTTTCACTTGGATCACCACTTGCGTTTGTGGGTGTAACAAAACGATTACTTTCTGTACTAGCTAATGTATATTGATCAGGTGTGACTACACCAGTAGTACCTGTTTCACTAGGATCATCACTTGCGTATGTGGGTAATATAGCTTTTGTTAAAGGCATACCTGTGTTTTGTGGTAAAAATACCCTAGGTGTTGGGTCTACGTTAACACCAGTTTCTACAGCAACTTTTTTAACTTCTGCTACTTCTTCTGGCAATTTACCTAAAGCACCTGCTACTGCATCAATAACACCACCAAATACATCACCTAATAAGTTATTGACTAAACCACCAGCATGTTCATTTATGCCCTCAGTTCTAGCTTTAAGTGCCGCAATTTGTTCTGCATTTAATAAGCCAGAGTTTAAAAGTTTAGTAGCCCCTAATAGTGCTTTTTTATCTTGGTGTGCCATAGCCGCCATAGGGAATATAGCAAGTGGCCCCATAAATAAAGTAGCCGCTTTAGCAAAGGTTCTTCCTACGCCAACTAAAGTAGACGACTTATCCATGTACTCTTCATAGCTTAGGTTATCCCAATCAATTGCTTCTGGTGGTGGGAGTGCAACATTAGTACGATCATCGTTGTCTCTGCGTACTTCTTGTGTGGCGGCATTAGCATCTGCAACTATATTGTCAGCAGGTGTAGTACCAGAACCAACAGGTGCATCAGTACCTGTATACAAAGTATAACCATCTGGAATAGGGAATGTAGCTTTACCACCTATAAATGGTATTAGTATATTATTACCAGCAGCGTTACGATATTCCTTATACTCAATAGCGGCATCACCCATAAGCTTTTTAAAGTCTACTGTAGTACGCACAGGTTGTGCAATCTCTGGTGTAAGTCTACGTGTAGTAGTACCTAATGTTGCAACAGGTTGATTTACTACAGCGGCAACAGGATCAGGAATACGTGTAACACTTGTAGTATCTGTAGTTAAACCACCAACAGCCATATTGATTTCACCGCCATCGTCTGGTTCACCTCCAGCTACAATGATTAAATCATCCATACCAAAAGGTAAATCGTCTGACATAGTAGCTTCATCACTATTACCCATCTGACCCATAGCATCCATTTTCTGTAAACCCATCTTAGCTTCTTGGCGTAATCTCATAAGCTTATCTAAACCAATATATCGTGTAACATCTTCTGAAAATATAAACTCACCATTACTTACATTAGCTTCAATATCATCTCGAACACCTTCACGAGTTCCACCTACAGGAACTTCGTTACCAGATTCTTCATCGATCATACCGCCCTCATCTTTAAGGCCACCACGTGCGAATAATTCCATTTGTTTGTTCATCATAAGATGTTCCCTTAGTTATTTTTTAATACTTCATCACGTAATAGTTTTAATCTACGTAACTGAAAAACTGCACCCTGCGCTCGATATATAATCTTATCATTGTCAGCTTGTTCCATAGTTCTATGCTGTTGAGCTATCAAAGAATCTATATAACTACTGAACTGTTCCCATTGCTGGTGGTTGCTGACCATCGCCTTGAGCTTGCTCAGGTGCTCCTTGTCCTTCTGCATTTCCACTAAATCCTTGTTCTTGTGGTAGAGGAGCTTGTCCTGTACCTATGTTACCACCACCTGCGCCTGTAGGGTCTGCTGGATTAGCACCTGCTGGTGCGCCCTGTTCTGGTTGTGCTTGTTGAAAACCTTTCATGAGTTCAGCTTGAATAGCCGCCTCATCCATATTGTTAGTAACTTTGTCAGGGTCTAACTCAAGAGACTTTGCAATCTCTCGTATAATATACTGAAATTTTGCAAAAGGTGCAAGTGCTGGACTAGAAGAAATTTGCATAAACTGCATTAATCTTTGGCTACGTACTTCATTAGCCATTAAACTCTCTGTACCACGAGCCTTAACTTCTAAATCACCTTTGATCTTAGGGTCGTAGTCAAACTGCATATTGAATCTAAATAGGTTCTCACCTAATGGTCTTAATAGATAGTCATCAATATTCTTGATAACATTCTTAATGCCACCTTGTGCAGCACCCATTAACATACTAATACCAGAAGCAGTACGACCTACACCTGACACACCTGTTTGACCATGTGCGAAAGATGGAAAACCTGTAGACTCATCCGCAAGGACACGTGCCTTATCAAAGAGTTGTAGGTTCTCCTGTGCCACATTAGGGAACTTAGTTCCAAAAATGCTTTGTCCGGGTGCACCACCTTGGCGACGAAAGACTTTGCCCGGATACACAGATAAATCTTGACCGGGTACTAAGTTAGTTTCGTCTACCTCTATTAGTAAGTTTCCTGATAGTACAGCATTATCTACTGCCATACGCATGAAACCATTCATTAATGTTTGTGTATCATCCATGTTCTCAGCAATACCTACACCAAAGAAGCTGTAAGGATTTAGTTCATATGGTACAGCCATGTAAGGGATACGTGCAGGTTTAAATGGATTCATAACCATACGTAATAGTTTACCATTACAAATCCATACATTAGCTTGTAACTCATCTACATTAGTTAATTCATCTGGAATGTCTACACCTTGTTCTATCAGCATTTCGACATCTACCATACCCCAATACTCTAGTACTTCAAAGCGTTCAATACCATGCTCTGGTGCATAATCAGACAAATCATCTTCCCAATGCTCTTTACTATAGTTTTCACCTAGTGAGATAGCTTCATCAATTACAGATGAACGGAAGTGTGGTCTACGTTTAAGCGCACGTAATTGTGTTCTTGACATCTTGTGACGCTCAATAACAAACTGTGCTTCATCCATGTTAGTAGCATCAGGATCAGGGTAGAAGTTCCATACAGACACATGAGATACTTGTGGGATTGTTTTCATTACAGGTGAATACTCACCATCTTCATCCCAGTTAGGGTATTCTTTATCTACTGCGAATGGTCCTTTCATTACGCCAGTACCAAACAATGCCATCTCGAATGCTGTACTACGTAAATGTTTACTAGCACTAGACTCTTCTAACTGATCGTGTATCTTCTTCTGCATCATCTTAGCCGCTATCATAGCAGGGCTAAATGTAATAGATGTAGGA